TGGCATTGGTTGGCATCTGTGATGCCTGTGGTGATGATGATGCCTTTTCTGAAGATGTAATTCAATTATAAACCATATAGAGAAAATAAAAATGGAATACGAATTTCAAACAACAATCGAATCAGCAGATGTGACAATCACATTTGACTATCAGCCAGAAGAATCTATGGTGCTATATTATTCAGATGGCTCCGGATATCCTGGATGTGCAGCATCAGTTGACAACATCAGCGTGAATTGGCAGAATCAAAAGTTTGATTTTGACATCACTATTTTGATGGAACAATTAGGTCACGACATTGAAGAACTTTGTTTTAATCACATTGAAACATTAGCACAATGAACTACCTTGATTTGATAGAGTGCTACAAGGATGGCACAGATAACTTGACAGACACGGCCAAAGCAGTTGTGTTGGACATCATCACCAGAATCGATGGAATCAATCAGCTTGCAAAGGCTGATGTGATAATCTACGCAGACAGCCAAATCATCATTGAACGCCATGTGCTTGGTGCCATCAGCAGATGGTTGGCAGCGTATGATGCAGAATATAACTACCATGAAGGCATTCATGTGCCATCAGAACAACTGCCATTCTATTGGATGGCCATCACATCAGATGTTGTGATGTTGACTTTGAAAACTAAATCAGAAATCAATTAAAAATAAGTAAGCATGAAAAGTACAGAAAGAGAAACAATGAAAAGATTGGCACATGAGAATGGCCTAACAGCAGACCATTTTTTTAAATCGCCACAGGGCTTTGTGATAATTACACGACAAGGCATTGAAAGGATTCAGCAGCATCGTGGCATCCGTGTGAAGTATGAAATGGTCCACATGACAGACGATTGCAAGCACGTAGTCATCAAGGCAATTGGCGAAATGACAAGTTCAGATGGTGAAATCATCACCATTGAAACCTATGGCGAATCTGCACCAGATAACACACGGCAAAAATATCCTGTGGCTATGGCCGAAAAGCGTTCTTTGAGCAGAATCTGTCTTAAACTTTCGGGTTTTTATCAGCACAGCGTTTACGGGCAGGATGAATCTGATGACTTTGCACCTAAAAAAACCAAGTAATCATGGACATTTTTGAAGAAAAGACAGAACTACAGCAGACAGAAGAATGGTTTGCTGCCAGACTTGGCAAGTTCACAGCATCCAGGTTTGGTGATTTGATGACCAAGGGCCGAAAGAAGGATGAAATATTTGGTGGCACAGCCATCAGCTACATGATGGAAGTTGCAGCGCAGAAGCTGACAGGTGAACGTGTGCAAATATTTGGTGCTGCATTGGACCATGGAAATGAATTTGAAGATGTGGCCAGACAGGAATATGAAAAGCGCACAGGATGTGAAGTTGAAGAACTTGGATTCTGTGAAATTTCAGACTATTCTGGTGGCTCACCAGATGGCAAAGTGAAGGACAGCAACAAGTTGATTGAAATCAAATGTCCATACAACACAGCCAACCATTTGAAGAATGTCATCAATCAAGAAATTGACAAGAAGTACATCTGGCAGATGCAAGGATGTATGCTTGCAACAGGTGCCACATCGTGTGACTTCATCAGTTTTGACCCAAGGATTGAAGCTGAAGCATTCAGAATGGTCATCATCAATGTGCCTGCTGATAATGAGATGCAACAGGAATTGGTTGAAAGATTAGCACAGGCAAAGGAATATCTGGACCAAATCTTGAAAGCATGAAGATTACACTATCACCGAGAGAATTAGCAACGTGTGACATGATTGCATCAATGCGATATTGGCAAGGCTGTGGAACAGACACAACCATCATTGATAAAAGGAAGGCAAGCAGACTTGGATTCTGTGCAGAATACGCATTCAGTAAACAATTCAATCTGCACCTGGACATCATCAGCAATCTTGAAAAGGATTCGTTTGATTTCATTAGCAAGGATGGTGCAACAATTGACATTAAGGCAACAGATAGAAGTGATGGAAACTTGATTGTCCCAAAGCTGCTGCATGATGTCTATGTTCTGGCCATTGTAGATGGCCGCACAGTTGATTTTATTGGCTATGCAACCAAGCAGATGATTGAAGAAGCAGGTAAAAAAGACCTTGGAAATGGTCCATCTTGGTTTGTTAATCGTAAAGAACTGAAGAAATGGTGAACGCAAACGACAAAGGCAAACGATTTGAACGAAAGGTGGCCAACAGATTGAATGAAAGGTTTGGCACCAATGTCAGAAGAACACCAATGTCTGGCGGCATGACCATCAAAGGTGACATCATTGATTTGGAAGGTCCATTGGCGCAGTTCAGTTTTGAATGTAAGAACCAAGAAAGGCTGAACATCTGGAGCGCATTGAAGCAATCACAGAATGATGCAGCAGAAGATGGCCGCACACCTGTTGTTGTCTTTACAAAGAACCATCAGCCAGATTTTGTGGCAATGAAGTTTGAAGATTGGATGGATTTAATTGAGCAGATATGAAGACAGTCAACAGTTTAAGTGGTGGCAAAACATCAAGTTACATTGCAGCAAACTATGCTGCTGATTATGATGTTTTCGCATTGGTCAGAATCGAAGATAAAAATTGCAGATTCAAAGATGACACAATCAGAAAGCAGGTTGAAGATAGGATACAGGCACCATTCATTGCAACGGCTGAAGATGACACAATCATTTATACCATGCTTGATTTGGAACAGCTAATTGGCAGGCCAATCACATGGTTGACAGGTCTGACATTTGAAGAAACAATCAAGAAGCATGGTGGATATTTACCAAACAAGATGGCAAGATATTGCACGGCAGACATGAAGACAATGCCAATCTTGCATTGGATGTATGATGTAATCAAGGAACCTGTCAGAATGCGATTTGGTTACAGAGCAAACGAAACCAACAGAGCAAAGAAGATGTTGGAAAAGACAGACAAAGAAGGATTCACAACAGTCAAAGCAACATTTGCAAAGTTGGATGATGGAAGAAACAGTTGGCAAACAGTAAGGTATTGCAAGCCAGAATTTCCATTGATTGATGACAATATTTACAAGGACAAGATTGAAATGTTCTGGCAGTTCAAAGGCGTGCGATTCGCATACATGAACAACTGTGTTGGATGTTTTTGGCGTGGTCCATTATTGTTGAAGCATCTGCAAGAAAAGCATCCAGAGAAGCTGCAATGGTTTGCGGACCAAGAAACAGAGAATGGAACATGGCGAAGTGATTGCAGATATTCAGACATACTGAAGTGGAAAAAGCAGTTGCAGTTGTTCGATGAAGATTTTAACGAATGTGATAGTGGAAACTGTGGCATTTAAAACGATTTAATAACACTAAAAAAAAGAGAAGTGAAAGAAGAATTATCAGAGATACAGAAGGACAGCATTGATAAATTAGTCGATGTGTACAGGTCACAATTGATAGACCATGTAGTGAATGCGCCATTGGCGAACAGGCAAGGTGTGAATGTAGAGAACATCACCAATGCTGTGCTGCAATATTACAGCGTGACAAAGAAGATGATGTTTGCCAAAGACAGGCAAGCGCATATCGTGAAGGCCAGAGCAGTATGGTTCTGGCTATTACGACAGCCGGAAATGGAAACAGCATTGTCTATTGTGAGAATTGCAGACAAGGCAGAAATGAACCATGCATCTGTCATCCACAACATCAAGCGCATCGACAATGATTTGATGTTTGATGACAAGTATACAGTTGCAGAACTGACTGAAATACTGCGTTCGCTTGGTTTCAGATTTTACAAAGAAGGCACCAAATATTTCATCAAATGAGAGACAGTTTCATATTCTATAGGTCATTCTTCGAAGCTGCTGAAGACCTATCACCGGAAGAAAAATGTGCCATGTTTGATGCCATTTGCGACTATGCTTTGAACTTTGCAGAACCATGTTTGGAAGGCACACCAAAGTTGGCATTTAGGCTAATCAAGCCACAACTTGATGCAAACATTGCCAGATACAACAATGGCCAAAAAGGCGGAAGACCAAGTTCAAAAATAACCAAACCGAAACCTAAACGTAACCTAACTAAAACCAAACCAAAACCAAACCATAACCTAGATGTAACCAAACCAAAACCATCGACA